CATGGCTTCGAAGTAACGGTCAAGGCCGCGCATGGATTTGATCTTAAGTTTTCCATCCTGCGCCCAGCGATTTTGAAAATCTGTATAATCGTCATCCAGTTCGAGGAAATACCGTACCCCGACCTCCCGCGCCAGACGGAAGCACACATTCCGAGCATACACAATCGTCCGCCGGTCTTCGCTGGTGTCCATCGTGTCGAACGTCTTTGCGGTCTCGGCCTTGTCGAATTGCAGAACCGCCCAGGGGAAGTTCCGCCGGTAGGCGTCTTCCTGGTCATCCTCGTTGTCGATCACGATATACGTCTTCCCGGTGTATCCGAGCTCTTTCAGCGTCTTCGCGGTGATGACGTTGTCGGCCCGCCCGTGTGTGAGAATGAAGACACAGAAATCCTCACGCATTTTCCGCCGCCAGTTCCCGCATCCGCTTTGAGAGCCTCACATAACCATCCGCGATAGCGTCGTTGTAGTCGATGATTACGAGCGCAGAATCCTCCATAAGCGCCTGCACATCAGGAGAGGCAGACGCATAGTATTCCGCGATTTCCCGATAATAAAAAACGACGTGGCGTTCCGCAGCCATCCGCAGAAACTTCTTCACGTCCTCCTCGATTCCATCCGCCTCGTCGATCTTCCGGATCAGTTCATCAGCCTTCGCTCTGTCGTACAGGTCGGAAAGCGTGACCAGTTCCCCCTTGACGTCATACTGCGGAATCTTGACAGTGCTTGTGTACGGGTTCGCCTCATCCTCGCCGGAGAGATTTTCGAAGCCGAACTGCGTCATATCGATATTCAGGATGTTGTCAAGTTCGGTTTTTTTCAGGGCTTCATCCCACATTGACAGCTCCGCCGTCTTGTTGTGCGCCAGCGCATACGCCCGCCGCTGTTCGTCGGTCAGATGGTCGAGCCGGATCACCGGCACCGTCTCCATTGCAAGCTGTTTCGCCGCCTCGAGCCGCCCGTGTCCTTCCACGATCACGTTATCATTGCCCCAGATACCGATCGGATCATCAAAGCCGAATTCCTCGATGCTCCGCATGATCGCCTCGACGTCCGCCTCCGCGTGCTTCCGCGCATTCCGTTCATACGGTTTTAGCGCGTCCACGGGAAGGTATTCGATCCGCAGTTCCTCCATAAGATCCTCCTGAATTAAGATAGATGCCCCGTCCGGGAATCGAACCCGGAGACCGCGCGAAAGGAAGAGAAAGCACGCCGCCACCCGCCGGGGCTGGCAACCGGAATTTCACCGGGGAGACGTCCGCGCGGGAACAGTGCGCCCGTCCGCGCCGAAAAACCCACGCGCCGCCCTGCCGCTTTTACGCCCGCGGCATGGAAAGGAGGGGACAGGAGGCGGAAAACAAACCACCCGCCCACACATATTATATCACAATGTGCCTTATAATGTCAAATCGGGGCCATGACCGTTCATCAGCACCGCGAAGAAATCGTCCTTGATGTCGCCGAGCACCATCTCCGCCTCGCCGAGGGGGATATCGCGCTGTTCGTTCACACCCCGCGCGATCAGTACCTTCCGCGTGTAATGCTCCGCGGACGCGACGACGCACTCCATCAGGGTATCATAGTACCCGACCAGCTCCCCCATCGGTGCCCGCGCCTTCCAGCCGTCCGGGAGCGGGACGATAAAATACCCGTGCGGCAAGTCAATTTTCGGCAGCTTCATTTTTTGGTCTCCTCTCGATTTGGTATTGATAGACGTCATAATCCCGGTCATATCCGACAAGCCCACGCCCGGTCTTTTGCGTCACGGCCCACACCCGACCGACCGTGCACCCCACGAATTCGGCGGCACCGTGGACGTCGCCCTCGAAGACCACATCGCCGGGAACCGCCGTCCCGTCCGGCCTGTATACCGCGACGCGGACGGTGAAGGTGTAGGCCGATTGCCTCCCCTGCTTGCCCTGATAGATGCCGTCGCGCCGCTTCTTATACTCGTAGTATTCGCGGTTTCGCTTCGCGCACTCCCGGCAGGTTTTCAGCCCCTCCCGCGCCTTGTGCTTGCCGCATTGGGAGCAGTAGCCCGGGAGGAGATTTTTGATTGACATAATATCACCTCCCAGTCGACCCGAGACCGCCAGCGCCCCTCGCCGTCTCCGGCAGGCTGTCCACGATCTCCACGTTCGGGAGCTCGCACCGCTGAACGACAAGCTGTGTGATTTTGTCCCCGCGCCGGATAGTGTAATGCCATTCGCCGTGGTTAAATAACTTCACCCGGATGCTCCCATTATAACCCGCGTCGATTGTGCCGTCTGATGTTATGTCGTGATTGCACATCAGCCCGGACTTTGATTTCAGGAATCCCACGCACCCGCGCGGGATCGCAACGTGAACGCCCGTATCGATCAGGACGGATGCGTGCGGCTTGATGATCACATCGACGGGGGACCGGATGTCCAGCCCCGCGTCGTCTTCGTGCGCCCGCTCCGGCGGGAACGCGCCGTGGTCAAGTAGAATGTGCACTTATTAAACCTCCCGTCTGTCTTCTGTGATTGCGTAATATTTCTTCGAGACTATATTTCCCACCGGATTCATATTCTTGATGCCACTCCGAAAGATACCAGTCAAATGCCTCGAGATTATTCACAGATAATTCATTTCGGAACTCATAACACATATCAAATACCGCCGCATTAAACAGAGACAGAGAATCTCTGATTTCTTGGCGTTTTTCGACATCATATTCCTCGGTTGCATCTGCTTCTCCGTCATCAAAGACATGTTCAAAGACCGCATTTACGACAGGCCGGAAGATAGATGAACATTTGTTCATAAACTCTATTGATTCATACGCCTTGTCTGTGTAAGCGTAAAAATGCGGATGAATAAGCATAAACCCCACCACGTTTTTTTCTAATGCGGAAAGACGGGTCTGCGTTTCAAACGTTTTGTTGCGCACAAATTTCTTTATGTAATCGCAAACCGTTTCGCCGTGCTCGAATCTAACGAATGAGGATACCTCGGCTTCGTCTTTGTGTTTTTCGCAAAGACTATATATTAACTCCGAAAATGTCCCCCAGATGAAAGCTCCGTTTTTTGTACCATCCTGCACATCAAGAGGCGTCCCTGTAATAAGCGCATATTTATATCCGGCTTCTTCAATTTCCGTTCTTGCAATAACATACTTGAAATTATTTTCTCTTCCGTTTTCAAGCGTTTCTCCCTTTTTGAAAAACGCACCAATAGACTTGATTTCTATGTACATATTGTTTTCTGGCAAATAGAAATCAGGAAGATATTTTGTTCCGTCTGAAAACTCGATCCCGTCCGGCTCATATTGATACTCAATACCGATGGCGTCGAAAAACACAGCCCACCGAGCCTCTAAGCGGCTTCGGAACCGATAGCCGTTATAAACCGTTTCAATTGGTTTCATGTCTTTCATTATTCCTCCTTTTCCATTCCTCGAACGGAATGCTTTTGATCTCGCCGACCGCACCGTCGGCGAAGCCTTCGCAGGTCACGATCCGAAACACCGTCCGCCTGTCCGAAAGCCTCTCGCCTATGATCTTTTTGTCCGCGTTGTCGTCCTGCCATATTTCGAGCAGACGCAGGCACCGTTCCGCCATTTCGTCGGTGACGGTGATGTTTGCGGTAACGCTAATACGCACGTCATTGATTTCCATTGTCGGCCTCCTTTTTCATCCGAATTAAAGCTGTGTATTCGGCATTTATACAGGTTATCAAAACCTTTCCTTCGCGCAGAGCTTGAATATTTTCTTGCGTCAGCTCAACGACGTCATAGCCATAAATCTGGCAGAACATTTCACCATAATCGGCGGAGTGCGCTTCGTTTGCCCCGTACCGAAAACAATCCTCGGTGAGCTTCATTTTATCCCGCATTATTCTTTTTCCTCCTTCGGCGGTTCGGGGAGCGGCATCCAGTATTTCACATCCTGCCCGAACAACGTCCCTTTTCCGTTATCTACATGCCAACAGTATGGCTTTTCGTTATTCCCTTGCTCGTCGCAGGCTTTGTACGCTTCACTCCTTCTGACACGAAAATACCCTTCGGCAACATTCCACCCCCATTCCTCCGGATCGGGGATTTCTCCACGTTTCATGCGCTCTCTTTCGTCGACAGAAATCCCTTTTTCGATTTTGGCTATACGGTAGCACCCATCCCAAACAAGAACCTCTTCGCCCTCATCAGGCAGGCTATCGTCCGCCACCGGGATCCATCGTTGCTTCGGCTCCACGTCTGCGGCGGGGATGGCATTGACCGCCATCTTCATATAACACCCTCGATCTTTGTGTTTAGGATCGCAGCCGATAGGGTCATCACATTCTTCGCACATTGCTTCCAGTACATCGCTCCGCAGGATGTAATCGTTATTCGGCATTATTCGCCCTCCTGTTCCATAAAGCTGTTGCCTTTTCCTTGAGTTCTTCGTCGGTCGTTGCCCACGACGGTAGAGTTTCCCGCCACCATTCAATCAAGCGACGGTCAAAAACTTTCCCACCAACGGCGGGTCCACGCGCGTGGCAGACATTGCACCGCGCCGTCCATGTGTGTCGTTCGACGCGCCAGTCAAGCCCGTTGAAACCGATAAAACTGCTTTTGCACGTCAGTTTCAGTCGCGATTTCTCCTTGCAGAAGGGACATGGCTTCAGCTTGATTTCTTCATTCGGCATCGCTGTCCTCCCACTTTGTGTCCCGCATCTGCTCCGGCGTAGGACGCGCCGTCCAGCACCGCCAACCACTGTTCATCCCAAACCAGATTCCTCTGTTATAATCACCTCGTTCCCTTAACCACTGTATACCGCTGTCTGTAGACAGGACAAATGAATCCCGGAAGCTTTCAATCGTGCGAACATTGACATATTCAAGTGATAATTTGTTTTCATTGATGGAATGAAATTCCACCCAAACAAACCCTTTGGAAGTCTCAACCTCTTCGAGCGTCATCACCCGCGCCTCCTGCTCTTTCAGAAGGGCGAGCGCGTCATCAACTAAATCTTGCCAACACAGATGCATTCCGTTTTCTATTGCGTCTATTGGATAGCACGTTCCGGTTCCGTCTCTTCCGCGTATATATGGGCATTTCCGACAGCTTTTCGTGCTGAAATTTTCACGGCATAACCGTAGGGCTTCAATCACCTTTTCTCGGTCAGGCATCGTTTTCCTCCTTCCCATCTAACGCCTCGCACAGAATCTTTGCGTCTTCGAGCAGACGCTTGATTCGTACATCCTGCTCCTTCAGCATCCGCACGATTTCCCTCGCGACATCGCACCGGAGCGCGATATATCGGCAGTCCTCGCCGACCGCGCGCTCCTCGATGTCGCGGATGATTCCTTCGCGTGTCATAGTCTACACCCTCCTATATAGCGTCCGTCCGATGTCATCCACATATTATACGGACTCTGTAACGATATTTGCGTCATCGCACCGAGCGAACAATACTGCGACGTCATAAGCGATTTCGCCGCCCAGAGCCGGAGCAATTCATCCTCGCGCTTCATCCGTTCGTTGCGTTCCTCTTCCGCCCGGATTTCCCGGATCTTTTTGAGGCGCTCCTCAACCTCTTCCGGATTGTAGGCTTTCAGCGCGGCGAGGTCTTCAGTCAATCCTTCGTTCATGGCGGCGAGGCGGTTGGCGTTGTCCGTCGCTTCGGTCAGCAGTTTGCGGAGACGGTCGACCTCGGCCTTGTAATCCGGTTGAGGCTCCTGTGGCTCTTCCTTGTCGTCCGAAACGTCCTCCCGTCTGCTGAAATTCGCGAAATCCCGTAGATCGTTTCGCGTGTCGATGAATCCGGCAATACCCCCGGCCAAGAATCCGAAAATCCCTGTGCATAATGCCACAACAAATGATATTTCCATCTCACCACCCCCTGACCGAGAAATACACATTGTCGAGCTGATACGCCGGAACCGCCCAATCGTGATAGTACCAGAGCCGGAAATACGGCGCGATCCATTCCGGGCCGTTCGTGAACCGCTCCTCGCACAGCGCACGGATGTCGGCGAGGCCCTCGGCGTCATACTCCCAGTCCCACACGTAGGCCATCGGCGAATATACATAGTATCCCGGCGCGTACTGCGCGGAGAGAAGTTCCCCGAGCGTATCGCCGTACTCGCCAAGCTCCCACAGCCGGAGGATGCTGTCCGCCCCGGCCTCGGCGCATTCCTGCGACGTCCCCCAGAATTCGAGATAGACGATCCGCGCGTACAGATCAAGTTCCCACTCCTCGGCGAGCCTTCCGTTCCACCCGACGCGAGAGGTGCAAAGATTCCAGTCCGGCGATCCGATATCCCGCACGGGCGCGGTCTCGGTGACATACCCCACACCCTCAGCCGGAGCCTCCGGCGCGCCGAAGAAATCCTCGTGATCGATCACCGCGACAGGCCCGGCCCCGTTGACGACGATCTCCGCCGTCTGCTCCGCGCGCTCTCGCCGGATGTTGTCGGCAAGCGTGACGGCGAACAGAGCCGCCGCCGCGCCGAAGGCTAACAGGCCGAGGACGCACCAGAGGACGACCCGCCCTGCTTCGTGTGCCCGCTTGTTGTACTGATTGCTTTTCATGATGTGTTCTTCCTTTCGCTTGTTGTTGTTATGCCTCCAACGCCGCGAGGACGTTGTTTCGCGCTGTGTTGAAATCCGCTTCGTTCAGCGGTCGATATTCGCCCCCGTCAAGCGGTTTATAAAGCCTCATGATTGCCTCGCGCAATGCGGGCGACATGGATTCGCGATATTCCTGCGCCTTCTTGACGGCGGGAAATTGTTTGAGAAATTGCCCGTGAACCACGCTGTCCACGACATCCGTGTCCATCACGGCGTGATCTCTCAGCCACGACGGCGATCCGCAATAGCGTTTCAACGGCTCCGGGAGCGCGTCGAATTCCCGTTGCGCGCCCCATGTGCCGTCAGTCAACGCGTGCCGCAGGATGATCCAATACTCCTCATCGGTCGGCTCACCCGTCGCCGCCCTCGTCAGCTCCGCGATTTTTTCGTTCACGTCCGCGATCTCGGGCGGGAATCCCGTGTGCGTTTTGATCAGGTTCTTCACGGCTTCGGTGACGATCACGGCGTCCTCGTCGGCAAACATCGTCGACCAGAGCGCGACAAGATCGGTGAAGTCCCCCGGCTTGTATTTTGAGTAAAATCCCGGATAGCTCAGCCGAAGCGTTTTGATAATCAAAGCGGTCTCTTCTCGCGTCATGTTACGCCTCCCCCGCGATCACCTTGTCCAGATACGCAAGCATCGGATCGCGGTCAAGTTCTGCCGCCTGCGTTTGTCTCTCCGCGTCCCTCCGCGCCCAGTTTCGAACCGTCGCCCGCCAGTCCTTCATGCTCTGACTGCCGATCTTCCATCCGCGCGCTTCGTAATAGTCCACGAACGCCTCCGGGTTGATTGTGCCGTATCCGCATTCGGCGCAGTATGCCGCGACCTCATCCACCGACGGAGGAGAAAATCGCTTCGCTTTCGCGCGTGTCGGCTTCGCGTCGTCAGACGCGGATATAATATCGCCTTGACTATCCTTACCTTGACTATCCTTACCTAACCTAACCTCGGTATACACTTTGGACGCGTCTTGTGTACAGGTTGTATCCATGTTGTATACAGGTTGTATACAGGTTGTATCCATGTTCTCGAGGAGACCAGCATACAGGCTCCGATGGTATCGGTCCTTCTGGATGTAGTTGTTCACGTTCCAGTCGCAGATCAGAACGACCAGTTCGTCATTTAGAACCCGGATAAACCCCTTTGCGACGAGGATCTTCAAATCGTCGTCCGTCGCGCCGGT